CGCCTCTGGAGCGTGTCGCTTGCGGGGTCGGCGGCGAGTCTTTGGACGCCCAGCGCATCGAGTCGATGGCCGACGAGGTTCGCCGCGGACGATTTTGCCCCAATTTTCCCCCACACGATCCGTCGAGGTCGGGTTATCTCGGTCAGCGTCCGTCATCGTCGTTCTGCGCGGGAACGGTCGCAACACCCGCTCGGAGCGTCACTTGCGGTGAAGGTCCGTCAATGTCGGTCAGAGTCGGGCAAGGTCCGATTCTGGCCTTCAGATGCTTCCCAAGCTGAATGTCGCGGGTTCGAATCCCGTCTCCCGCTTTGCGGCGCGCAGGTTTATGCGCGCCGCTCTCGTTTTTCCCCCAGTTTTGCCCCAATCGCGTTGGTGTAGTTCGCGACAGACTGCGACAGTCCGCGACAGTCAGCCGTGCCGGCGCACCCACTCGCGAAGCCGCGCGAGGTCCGTCTCCGCATAGACCTCGGTGACCTCGGCGTGACGGTGCCCGAGGAGGAGCTGCGCGACATCGAGCCCGCCGCCGCGCCTCGCCTCGGTCGCCGCCGAGTGCCTCAACTGGTTCGGGCTCCAGTGCGGCTCGCCCGCCGCCTGAGCGGCCCTGCGGATCGCCTGCGCGAACGAGACGGTGGTCCACTCGTCGCCGCGGTCGGATCGCCTCGGGCGTGCTGCGAGGCGCGACTGATAGCAACGCCAGGTTCTGTAGTCGTGCGCGCCCTCGGGCGGCTCGTAGGCGGTGCGCGCGGCCTCGTCGCGCTCCTCCATCGCGAGGTTCGGCGAGAACACGCGCCCACCGATCGCGAGGCCGACGAGCGGCGCGAGGATCGCCTGCGCGCGCGGGCCAAGCATGACGCGGCGGCGGTGGCCGTGGTGCGCCGTCTTGTGGTGGCGGGGCTCGTAGACCCACACCTCGCCGCTGCGGTCGATCTCGCGCCACTCCATCGCGCAGACCTCGCCGGGCCTCATGCCCGTGATCCGCTGAAGCCTGACCATCGCTGCGATCGACGGCGGCAGCGCGTCGCAGGTGCGCTCCACGACGCTGTCGGCGACGGGCCGTACGGGCTCAGTGACTCGGGCGGCGCATCGCCCGCGGCGCAGCGGCTCGAGCGCGCAGAGGCACTGCCACGACTCGATCGAGACGAGCCTCTTGCTCGCGAGCCACTTCCACGCGCGGCGGATCGTGCGCACCCTTTGGTTGATGACCCCCAACGAGATGTCGCGCGCGACCTGAAGCTCGCGGTAGGCGTCGATCGTCTCGGGCCCGATCTCGCTCGCGAGCGTGTCGCCCGCGACCTCAACGAGCGCGCGGAGCGTGTGGCGGATGTTGAGCACCTCGCGCGAGCCCGCGTAGTAGGTCGCGGCGTGCGCCTCGTAGCGCTCGACGGCGAGCGCGACGGTGAGCGGGCCCGTGTCGCCGGGGTCACGCACCATCGGGTCTGATCGCCACTGGTTGACCCACGCGAGGTATCGGTTCCGCGCGGCGCGTCGGTCGGCGCCGAAGGACCGCTCGCGGCGCTTGCCTGCGCCGTCTGTCCATCGGACGCGGTAGTACCCGTCCTCGCGCCGCTCTAGTTTCGGTGGCTCCATGCAGTCACCCTAGCGGGATGCGATCCACCGATCAATGCTCTCGGCCTCGACCATGACCCAACGGCCCACGGCGACCCCTCGGAGTTCTCCGCGGGCGACCATCTCTCGGACCACGCGCTCGGGCCTGCGCGAGACGCGGTCGAGCCCGAGCCGCCGCGCGGCCTCGTCGCGGGTGACGAGGAGCGGGGAGCGTCGGTCACCCTGCGGCTTCGGCTGCATGGCCGTCCCCCTTCGCGTTCGCGTTCGCGGCCTTGGCCTCGCGGAACCTGACGCTGTCGGCGGCCCACTGGTCGAAGGTCTGGATGACGAGCCACGGCATCCGCGAGCCGCGGTGAACGACCACCCACGGCTTGCCGTTCGCATCGCGCGACGCCTGCGCGATCGCCTCGGCGAGCCTGAACTTCTCCACGCGCTTGACCTCGATGTGAAGGTCGAGCCCGTCGCAGGTGAGGTCGGCGTCGCCCGCCCGGCCGCAATACTGGACGGAGCGCCTCGACGGCACCCCTGCATCCGTGAACACGCGCGCGAGCTCCAGTTCGGCGGTCGCGCCCTTTCGTCGGCTATTCACCATCGGTCCTCCTGAATCGCTCGTTGTTGGCATCGGCCTCGGCGGCGTCGCGCATGACCCACGCGCCGACCTGCTCGCCGTTCTCGTCGATGGACTTGGTCCAGCGCCACTCGTAGCCCATCGCCTCAACGGCGTCGATCATGGTTCTCATGTTGCCGACGAACGCGCGGAGGTTGTCCCCGTCTCTGCATCCCGCCGCCTCGCGGGTCTGCGTGAGATTTCGAAGCAGCACGGCGACGGGTCCTAAGATCGTGGTTTGGTGCGCTTCCATCGAGACGGCGAGTCGAGCGCGCGCCTCGTCGCGCTCGGCGGTGCGCTGCGCGAGGTCGGCTGCGAGAGCGTCGCGCTCGGCGGTGCGCTGCGCGAGTTCGCGTTCAAGTTCATACGCCAGCGATACAGGAACCACGGATTCTGAGCGCATTCCGCTATTCGTGAAGGCGTGTTTTCTCGCCGCGTCCGTCCTCGGTGTGTTGCTCATCGCTCCCCCTCATCTTGCGGCAATGCCGCGTCTTCCAAGTTCTTGACGAGGTCTTTCGCCGCGCTCGCCGTGTACGGCTCGTCGCGGTCGGTCAGGTGACCTCCCATCGTGATGGTGTCGGCCACGACCGCGACGGGGAGTCGCACGACGGCCACGCCTGCGCGAAGCAGGGATTCGGCAAAGTTCAGCATGTCTTGTTTCCTTCCTCAAAGCAGTCCCAGCCGCGCTCGGCGGCGAGCGCTTCCTCGCCAAACTTGGATGGATCTAGGTTTCCATGCTCCCAGTGGAGGTGTTTGTCTAACCTACACACCTCTCGCCGCGCCTCGTCGCGCTCGGCGGTGCGCTGAGACAACACGCCGTCGATGCCGTCGAGTGTTCGCTGCGTGATGTCGCGAGCGTCAAGTGCCGCATTGCGCTGGCCTGTCATGCGGTCGCGCTCAGCGGTGCGCTCCGCGAGTTCGCGCTCCAGCCACCGCAGCCGCTCCAACCCGCGCTCAAGCGTCGGCATCGTGGACAGCGTCACGAACTGCGCCATCTCGCGCTGGGTCAGCGGCGGCGGTGGTTCCGTCTTCTCGGTCAGGTCAGAAATCATCGTGCGTTTTCCTTTCCATCAAGGCCCCGCAGCATCGCGTCGAGCGAGTTCTCGTCGACCGCGCGCAGCGCCGTGCGGAGTTCCTGCGGGCCGAGCGGCGCGGTCGTGACCGTCCTCCACTCTCCCTCCGTGTCCATGTACTCGACGCACACCTCCGCGAAGCAGTCGGGCTGCTCGTAGCGGATTACGGTGCGGTAGCGCGTGTCCATCTCGCTGTGCGTCCGGCTGAACACCTCGGGCGCGTTGTCGCAGTGGATCTCGACCCTCATGGCGTCTCCTCCGCACGGGCGACCCGCGCCAAATGCGACGCGTTCAGCGTGCGCAGCCTCGTGTTCTCGTTGATGAGCCACCGCCGCTCGGCCTCGTACTCCTCAAGCCGCTTCGCCGCCTGCCACTCCGTCGAGTCGGCGACCGACTTCTCGCAGTTCCGTTCCGCCGCGAGCTTCCGTAGATCGTCGGCCATCCTCAAGACTCCAACCAGCATGGGTACCTCCACAAGTTCGGTGTCCATCCGTTCCTCGTTCGCGCTCTCGACCGCGTCCTCCAACTTCGCCGCCCAGCGGTGAAGCGTCCGGTTGCGCTTGCTCGGCGCGCACTTCGAGATGTCCTCGGCCATCGACCGCAGGTAGTCCGCGATCAGCCGCGCGGCCTCGTCGAGCGTGGCCGCCGCCCGCATGTGTGCGATGAGCGTGCTCATGCCTTTTCGTCCACCTTTCTGCGCTCGATCTCGGCGCGCGCCCAGCCCTCGAGTTCGCGGCGCTTCTCGGCGGCGCGGATCTCTCCGAGGCACGCGCCGTAGCCCGCCACATCGACCGCGTTGTCGCGCTTCGGAGCGTGCTGCTCCCGCGCGAGCTTGTCGATCACCATGAACATCGCCCAATCCGCGGCCGTGATCGGCGCGCGGAGCTTGTGCGCGAAGATCGCGCTGATCGCGCCCGCCGTGCGCGCGAAGTGCGCCTCGGGAGAGCCGTACGACTCGCCGCGCTCGCGCACGATGCGCGCCGTCTCTTCAAGCAGTTTCACCCGTTCAGACATTGGCCTTGCCCCTTTCGCGTTCGGCGCGCTTGCGCCGTTGATCCTGTGCCCTGCGCTTCGCGCTCTGACCCATCCAGCGGTCGAACTTCGGGACGATCGCGCCGCCATCGTCGAGCAGGAGCCAGCCCGCGCTCTCAAGCGCGTCGGCGAAGCCCGGGTGCTTGACCACCGCGTCGATGTCGCCCGCGACCACGCGCGGGAGCGACCCGTCCGCGCTCTCGGCGTCGACCCACGACCAGAAGATCACGCACAGCCCCACGGCGTGCGCGTCCGCGATGCCGAGGGTTCGCGCGAGTACGCGCACCTCCGTTCGGTTCGCGATCGTTGATGAAATCGGTATCCAGCTGCTCACTTGATGCTCCTCCTGCGATGCCACATGCGCGCCGACACCTTCAACTCGATGAGTCGGAACGCCGTCTCCTCGTCGTTCTGCCTGACGAACTGGCGGATGTCCTTGCATCCGAGACCCTCGCCGAGACCGCGCTGCGGCACGGCGACCTTGACGCGCGCGAACTCCGCGACGAGATCGTCGGCGAGCGCGTTCGCGCCCTCGACGCCGGGACCGTCCGCGTCGGCGATCACGACCACCTCGGGCTCGCGCGCGGCGAGGAGCCGCACCGCCTGCACGACGAGCTGGTGCTGCCCCGTGCACGACGCGCGGCCGATGACGGCGACGGGGTAGTCGCGGTAGACCCATTCGAGCGCGGCCGCGTCGGTCGGCCCCTCGACCACGAACACGCGGTCGAGCGAGGTTCGGCGCACGCCTGCGGGCAGGAACAGCCCCGCGCGGCTTCCCTTGAGCGCCCACTTCGCCGCGCCTTCATCGACGGGCTCGCGGAGTCGGATGCCGCACACGCGGCCCTCGCCGTCGTGCATCGGGAACGCCCACGAGCCGTCGCCCGCCGGGCACCACGCGAAGCCGTACGCCGTGAGCGCGGACTCGGTGACGCCGAGCGTGTGGGCCGCGTCCACGACGCGCTGGAGCGTCGTGTGCATGCGCCACGCGTCGATGACCTCGCCGCAGTCCTCGCGGTAGCGGTGCTCCTCGATCTTCGGCGCCTTCGACGGGCGCTTCATCGGCACGGACGGCAGCGCAAATCCCTCGGCGATGCGGCGGACGGCCTCCGCGAAGTCGACGCCGTCGAAGTCCATCACGAACCTGATCGCGTCGCCGCCAGCGCCGCAGGCGTGGCACTTGTAGAAGCCGCGCCCCTTGTGCGTGATGACCGCCATCGACGGCGTGCTGTCCTCGTGGAACGGGCAGAGCGCGACGAGCTCGCGGCCCTTGCGTCGGAGCGCGACGCGCGAGCCGACCACCTCGACGATGCTCGCGAGCGATCGCACCTCGTCGGCGTCGGGCGCGGGCTTGGCCGCCTGTTCCCAGTTGAACGACATCAGAACACCTCCGTGGAGACGGGGTACTGGCGCGGCTCGGCCGGCGCGGTGTAGGTCTTCTTGAAGATCGCGTCGAGCGCCTTCGTGGCGTCGGCCTTGCTCATGTTCGGGTCGAGCCCGTTCTTGCGCAGGATCGCGGCCTGCTTGAATGTGCACTTGCCCGTCTTGAAGCGGGCGATGATCTCCTGACAGAGCCGCCGCGCCTCGTCGCCGTTGAGCGAGCGCGGGTCGATGCCAGAGCGCGCGAGCATCTGCGCTTGCTTGTCGCTGATCGGGCGGCCCGAGCCCGTCCACTTGGCGAGCGCGGCGGGGTCGCGCCTGACGCCGAGCACCTCGAACGGATCGACGGTGCTGGTGCGGTAGTCGGCGCGTGCGCGGAGGTTCGCGCGGCGCGCGGCCTCGCGGGCGATCTGCTCGTCGCGGAGCTTCTTCGCCGCGGCGCGGCGCTCGGCCTCCTCCTCGGCGCGTCGGCGCTCCTCCTCGATGCGCGCGCGCGCCTCGGCGAGGGCGGACTCGACATCGGCGCCGCGTCCCGCCTTGCGGGCGATCTCGGCCGCGAGGTCGCGCACGGGCTCGGGGTCGTTGCCGCCAAGGATGTCGGAGACCGAGATCAGGCGGTGGCGGCCCGTGTTGCCGACAAAGTCGATGACCTCGCAGCATGGCTTCGCGCTCGCCGCGATCGCCGCGACGCGGTCCGCGGCCGTCTCGGGGCCGTCCACGATGCCCGGCAGCGGGCGGGTTCCGCGTCCGACCATCTGCGCGAAGAGCGCGCGAGACTTGGTCGGCCTCGCGAGAACGACCACCTCGACGCCAGGGTCGTCGAATCCCTCGGTGAGCACGCCGCAGTTGCAGAGGAACTGCGTCTGGCCGCGGGCGAATCGCGAGAGGATCGCCTGACGCTCGAGCTTCGGCGTCTCGCCGCTGACCATCGCAGCGGAGCCGCCCTTCCATCGGTTGATGATCTCGCCGATCCGCGTGGCCTGTTCGACGCTCGCGCAGAACACGATGGCGCGTCGGCCGCGCGCGACCTCGATCGTCGGGTGCGCGATCTGGTGGAGGGTCTTCTCCTCGTTGAGGATCTTGGACAGGTCGGCGCCGTTGAGGTCGCCCGCCGTGGTGCGGACCGACGAGTAGTCGAGGCCCGCGACATTCACGCTCGTCTGCCTGATCGGCGTCAGCCAGCCGTCGGTGACGGCGTCCGCGATGTCGTAGGAGTGGGCGACCGTCTCGAACACGGAGCCGAGCGCGAGCTCGTCGGCGCGGTCGGGCGTCGCGGTCACGCCGAGCACCCGCATCTCGGGGTTGATCGCGCGGAAGTGCTCGATGATGCGGCGGTAGGACTCGGCCGGCGCATGGTGCGCCTCGTCGATGACGAGGAGGTCGAAGCCGCTCGCGAACCGCTTCATGCGGCCCGTCGAGAGGGTCTGCACGCTCGACACGATCACGCGGGTCGGCGCGTGGTCCCAGTCGAGCCACTCGGGCGTGGCCCAGTGCACGGCCATCTCGATCTGCGGCGAGACGCCCGTGACGGCGTGGATCTTCTGCGCGGCCTGCGCGATCAGTTCCTCGCGGTGCGCGATGACGAGCGCGCGGCCGCGGCCGCCGAGCCTGTCGATCGCGGTCGCGAACACGATCGTCTTCCCGCAACCCGTGGGGAGCACGACGAGCGCGGAGTCGTGCGAGGCGAACGCCTCGTCGATGCGCGCGATGGCCTCGGCTTGGTAGGGGCGGAGGCGCATCGGTCAGTCCTTCCCCGCCAGTTCGGGCGCGACGCACTGCCACCCGGCGCGCGGCAGCCATCCGTTGCCCTTGCAAGCGTCGCACCCGTCGCCCGAGCAGTACGGGCACACGGCGTACGGCAGCGCCTCGGCGCGGACGGCGTTCGCGACCCGCAGGAGCGCCGCCTCGATCTCGGGCCACGCGAGCGACGCGTAGCCGCTCTTCGTCCGCTGCCCGAGGAGTCGCTCCGAAATCGCGCGGAAGTCGGCGAGCCACTCGTTCACATCGGCGCGCTGGTCGAGGAACGCCTCGGCGATGTTCTCGGGAATCACGCGCCCCTTGCCGTCGACGCGCGCGGGCTTCGCCGCCGCCGCCGCCTTCACGGGAGCCGCCGCAGGTTCGTCCTCCCCCTCCGAGTCCTCCCACGGGTCGGACGGCTCCACGGGGCTCTCCGTGGCTTGGGCGCGGCGGCCTTCGTTGATGCCCGCCGTGCGGATCGGGTACTCGACGCCGTTGCGGACGGCGGTGCGTGGCGAGTCCATCTGGGGAATTTCCCCAGATGACTTGGCGCGCTGGATAGCCACGGTCTTGTGGTCGACCCCGCAGTGCTCCGCAATCTTGCGGTCGCTCAGCGTCGGCCGCAGCTCAAGCGCGAGGCGCACCGCCTTCTGCTTGTCGGCGGTCGTGCGATTGAGCCCGTGCTGGGTGTTCGCGCCCGCCGCGTGCCACCTGGCATCGTCGCGCGAGCCCTTGATGACCTGCGCGTCGATCCACTTCTCGCCGCGCTTCCGTGCCGCGTGGTAGCGGTGGAAGCCGTCCGCGAGCCAGTAGGTCGAGCCGTCGTGGTAGCACACGATCGGCGGGAGCTTCTCCTTCCGCCCCATCGCGTCGGCGTACTCGGCGACGGTGTCGTTGTTCAGTTGAACGCGCGCCTGATTCTGAGGCTCGTACTCGATGCTATCGAGCATCACCTTGCGGGGGCGTCCTGCGGTCGGGGTCTTGGTGGTCATGGTGTTTGCCTCGCTGTCGAAAGCCTCGATGCACCGGGTGCAGCGCACCGAGGCCGATGGGAAGCCTCAATGCGCCGTTTCCGACGCACCGAGGCCGAGTGGAATGTCAGAACGGAACCTCGTCCTCGTCGATCGGACGAGACGCTGGCGGTCGCGCGGCAGCGGTCGGAGCCGCCGCAGGTGCGGGCGCGCTCGGCGGCGTGTTCACGCGGGCGAAGGCCGCTTGGATCGGCTCCGCCTCAAGCACGGGGTTCCCGTTCTTGTCCACGCGGTCGGCGTTCTTCACGCGGACAAACACGGTGCGCTGCTTCTCGACGAGGTTCTTGCGCGCGAAGTCGAGGTCGGCGAAGTGCGCGGGCGTTATGCCCTTCGCGGTGATCGCGGCGAGGTCGATCGCGGGCTCGACCGCGCCCAGCAGCTTCGCGAGCACCCACGCCGACTTCTCGTTCAGCGTGAAGAACTGCGCGATCTGCGCGCCGCGGTGGTCTTGGTAGACCACCATCAGCTTCGGCGAGCCGTCGTTCGCCTCGAACATGCCGTTCTTGCCGCTGCGCTTCACATCCGTGATCGTGCACTTGTGGTCGCCCGGCTCGAGTTGCGGGGCGCTCACGCTCTTGGTCCAGTCGAATGCCATTGTGTTTGGCTCCTTTCGGGTTCATGCGGTCGCCGACAGCGACGCGACCTTCGCGCGCTTGTCCTCGACCCGCTTCTTGAGTTCTGCGGCCTGTGCCGCGAGGTCGTTCGGGTAGGTCTTCTGCGCCCACGCGCGGATCGCCTTCACCGTGGTCTTCTTCTCGCCGAGCGCGTCGTTCAGCGCGACCAGTTCGTCGGCGAGCACCTCGATCTCGTCATCGAGCGCGGCGGGCGAGGCCGTCTCGGCGACCACCTCAAAGCCGAGCGGCGAGAGGATGTCCATCGCCTTCTCGACGATGCCCGTCTTCGGTGGCGGCGAGGTGCCCGTGTCGATGCGGTCGGCCGCGGCGGCCTCGCGCGCGATGTTGTCCGAGAGCGTCTGCATGACGCTCGCGGCATCGCTCGGGCTCGCGACGAACGGAGCGGCCTTCGCGAGCGTTGCGGCGGAGACGGACGCCGACTGATGATCCGAGACGATGAGTCCCTTGATCGCACTCGGCTGCGCGCCAGCCTCGAGTCCGTCCGCCGCCGCGTTCCCCGCCATGAGGCTGTCCGTGGTCCTGTCGCCCTTCGCGCTGCCGTTGCCGATCGGCGAGAACGCGGGCATGTCATCCTCGCCGTCAAGGCCGAGGCCGCAGAGCGAGAGCGTGACGCGGCGCTTGGCCTTCGTCTCGGCGCGCATCATCTGGCCCGCGAGGGTCTCGTGCTTCATGCCCATGACGCCGACCGAGCCGATCGCGGTCTCGCTTCGGCCCTGGGCGTTCGTCGCCTTGACCTCGACGCAGTAGATCCCCTGCTCGGGCATGAACGAGCGCCCCGTCACCTCGATCGAGATGCCGTCGCGGCGCCTCAGCTGCGCGGCGCAGTCCTTCGTCGCGTACAGGATCAGCTTGTCCGCGGGCTTCACATAGATGAACGGGCTCGTCTCCCAGTTCAGCCCGAGGCCCGTGCAGACGCGCTGCATGTAGCGGACGCGCTGCTCGGGCGTGAGCGGCGTCAGGTCGCCGCCGATCACGACGCCCTCGATCGCGCGCCACTCGGCGTCGTTCGGCGCGGTGGTCGCGAGCGCCGTCTCTTCGTTCTGCTGTGTGATTCGCTTTGCCATGTTCAGTTCCCCCCCGCTTGGTTTCTGCGGACCGCCTCGACCAAGCCAGCGTGATTACGCGCCTGTTCGTAGCCGACGAACTCCATGCGGTAGCCGTCTGGGTAGTGCTTGCGGAACTCCTCGTGACGGTCGGGCCGGGTGCCTTCGAGGATGCCGAGGTCGGCGGGCATGTACGCCTCGCTCGAGCATGCGTGCCCTCCGAGCGTCGTGCCGTCCTGCGCGATCAGCCGTGCGGCCATCAATCCGTACGAGCCGCCGTTGTTCCACCCGTAGATCACGGGCAGTTCGTCGATCGGCTTTCCGTGCGGGTTGTGCACCGCGACCGCGAGACCCTCGTGCTCCCTGAGATGTTGCGCTTCGTAGTACGCTTCTGCTGCTGGTGTGGTCATCGTTTGTTTCCTTTGCTGGTGTTGCGTGTTGGTGGTTGTGTGTCGCTCACTCGTCGCCGTATCCGCCGCGCAGCCACCAGCCGGGCAGAACGAGATCCTGAATCTCCTCGGGGTATCCCGTGCGGTCGCCCGCCTTGACCTTCCACCAGCGCTCGACGAGTCGGTCGATGTGGTGGTCGGCCACGCTCACCGCGACCTCGGGGAGGCGGTACACCGCGACGCAGTGCGGGCGCTCCTTCTCGATCGCGATGAAGACGAAGTCCTCGCAGCGGAGACCGATGCTGTCGAGGACGCGCGCGTAGAACGCCGCTTGGTGCGCGTAGCCGAAGGAGATGACCGAGCGCCCGAAGTCGCGGTTCGACGCCGACACGGTCGACTTCACATCCAGCACGCAGACCTCGCGCCCGCCGTTCTTGCTCGCGAGAATGCCGTCGATCTTGCACTTCGCAGGGCGCCCGGCGATCTCGCCGATCGCGACGATCTCGCGCTCGACGCACGAATACAGGAGATGCGCGACGCCCTTGTGCGAGAGCGCGGCCGCAGCCATCGACTCCGCGAGCTCCGCGTCCTTCTCGGCGATCAGCGAGGCGCCGCGCTTCTCGGCGTCGATCTCCATCGCCGCCCACTGCGCCTTGCCTTCCTTCGTGCGGCGATCCACCTTCGGGCAGACCACGAACTGCTTCGCGACCTCGGCAGGCTGCAAGAGCCGCGCGTGGAGGTACGAGCCGACGAGCATCGCGTCCGTCTCGTCCTGCGGGTGGTCGCGCTCCCACGCGAGGTGCGCGTTCGTGCCGCTGATGAGCGGCTTCGTGCCGCTGCAGCTCGGGATGTCCAGCGAGAAGTACCGCCGATCCGCCATGCGGTGGAGGCCCTTCGCGGGGATGGTGTCGGTTCGTTCCTGCATCGGTTCGTTCCTCTTGGCCGTGAGACAGCCGCGCGCAACGAGCGCGGGGAAATCCACTGGTTGGCTCTGTCGTGTGTGAATGGCGGGGCTCGGGCTTTCACCGAGCCGCGCGGTCGCTCAGGAGCCGAGAGCGCCGCTGTCCGCCGGTTGGGCGATGGGTCGGGAGTCGTCGGCCCGCGCACCGCTTGGTTGGTTCATTTGCTCGATCAGGATGGCGCCGATCGAAATGCAGACGAGCGCGACGAGGAACAGCACCCACGGCACGAGGCGGAAGTCCTCCGCGCCGTGGTAGTCGCGGCTGTAGTCGCCTTGGCCGAGCGAGACGAGCGGTGTGCGCTTCATCGGCGGCACCCCTTTCGTGCGCAGCGGCACGACTCGGCGGTGACCGCCTCGCGCGCGGCGATGAACTCGGCGAGCGCCGTCTTGGAGACGCGGTAGTGGCCGCGCTCGGAGTAGCGCGATGCGGTGATCGAGCCCTTCGCGATCAGCGAACGGACAAGGTCGGCTGAGATTTTGAGCCGCTCGGCGGTCTCCGCGACCGTGAGCATTTGGGGGGTGGTCTGAGAATCAATCATCGGATGGTCTCTGAAGCCCGCATTCAGCGGTAGTTCGGGGAAGTTACGGATAGTTTCGGCAGGAGTCAACCCCCTTCTGCACCTTTTTTCTGGAAAGTTCGCGGTAGCGCCGTAAACCCTGCTACCGTCAATACATGGAGCCAACCAATCAAGAAATCGGGGCGGCGCTGCGCGACCTGCTCGACGAGATGGGGGTCTTGCAGAAGGCTCTCGCCGCCCGCATGGGCAAGAAATCCGAGAGCACGGGGACCAAACTGGTGCAGGGCGAACTGCCGTTCACCGCGAAGCGGCTCGGCGAGATCGCGCTCGCGCTCGGCATCTCGCGCGACAGGCTCGACGCGGATCTACGCCGCATCATCAAGAAACGCCCGCTCTCGATGCGCGTCTCTGGCTCCATGCAGGAGAGCACCGCGCCGCGCGGCGTGCCGATGCTCGCGCCCGTCGCCGCCGGCAGCGCCAACCACAGCGCAGAGATCGACGCGCCGCGCTCGACGCTCCCGATCACCACGCAGGCCGTCGGCGACGAGCACGCGTTCGCGCTCGAGGTCGTCGGCGACTCCATGTCGCCGCTCTTCGACGAAGGCGACATCGTGGTCTGCTCGCCGCGCGCGTCGTGGAGCGACGGCGACCCGTGCTACGTCGAGATGCGCGACCGATCAGACACCATCAAGGCCGTCTACCGCCTCGGCGACGGACGCGTCGAGCTGCGCCCCCTCAACGCGCGGCGCCATCGCCCGCGAGTCGAGAGCGACGATCAGGACACAGGCCGAATCTCGCGCATCGTGCGCGTGGTCGGCCGATACACGCCGCTCAACGGGCGGCACAGGTAGGAGAGTCAAGCGATGGGGAACGAGAAGCCAGGACCGAAGCGGAGATTCGGAGAGATCAGCCAGCGCGTGGCGAACTGGAACATCGGCTGCGTGTTCTCGGTTGCGGGGTTCTTCCTCGTCGCAGGAATCGTGCTGTCGATCACGGTGCCCCCATGCGGACTCTGCTGCGTTCTGCCGCTCGGCATCTCATTCATGCTCGCCGCCGCGAAGCACGCCGTCGACATCAAGAACGGGAAAGTCGTGCCGATACGCGAGGACTAGCAGGTTTCCGCGTCACATCGAACAACCGCTGCAACACCGTCGCGATCTCCGTCGCGCGCTGCGTCACCGCCTCCTCCGACAAGTCCCAGTCCTGCGCGTGGATCATCTCGTGGATCACCGTGTCGAGCAGCTCCCCGTCCGACTGCGACGGCGACAGGCGGATGCGCCGCGTGCGGCGGCACGAGCCAAACTCGCAGTGCCCGTAGTCCCCGATATGCGCGAACTCGACGCGCCACACATCGCCGCGGATCGTTGTGCGGATGGCCTTGCGACGGGCCATTTCAGTCGGCCCTTTCAAACTTGATGCTGATGCGGCGATCTTTCGATTCTCCCTGCGGCACAGACAAGCACAACTTCATCCAGACCGCGCCGAGCGACTTCGGTGGACCGCCGCGCTCGATGTGCCAGCCGCCGAAGCCGTCGCCGTACTCGTCCTTGTAGGTGCCGCAGCGAACGTGGTACTGGGTGCTCAGTTCAACTTTGTAGTCGCCGTTCTTGGTCTTGAGCCGTTCGCGCTCGACTTCCATGACCCATTTATCGTGCGTGTGACCACCAGCGATCACATCCGCGTCGGGAGTCCACGAGCCGATGCGCCGCACTCGCAGCGTGTCCATCGTCATCAAACCGCCGCCGCCGGAGCCGTGGAAGTACTTCATGTTCAGGCAGTAGACCTGCGTGGTGTACTTGATACGAAACAGCACCCAGCCGCCGTAGCCACCCGAGTACACGCGATGCTTGCTTATGGCAGACATTCGCTCGCACAGACGCTCGGTGAGATCAGTCTCCTGATTCTTCAAGACGCTCGTCTCGTGGTTCCCGCGCGCGATCACCACGAAGTTCCGCGCGAACGGCGCGTAGAAATCCGCTGCGTGAGTCACGAGCGAATCGAAATAATCGTTCGCCATCGCGTGCTCGGGCCGCGTGACGCCGTGCTTGGCCCGCCGTGGATCGCCGCGCCCGCCCATTGCACAAAAATTATCTCCGAGATCGACAATTCCCGCGCCGCGATCGACCGCCTCGCGCAAGTGCTTCAACTCGAAATCGTGGTCGCTGTGCGGGTTGTCGTGGTGGCGATCGCTCGAGAGCAAAAACCAACGATCCTCTGACAGGCTTTTTAGCTCTATGTCCACGACGTGGATGTTCCGCGACTTCTGAGTGACGCGAAACAGCGGCGTCGGCGTCTTGGTTTTTTGCTTCCCCATGCAGCCTCCCAATCACCATTTTTTTAGTGGGCACTCCGCCGCGGGCATCGTGAGTTTGATCGTCAGTCGAGCGCGAGCTGATGTCCCGCACCCGCACTTCCGGCAGAAGCCGATGTCATCCGGCGGATCGGTATCGGTGGCTCGATGCTCGCACCCCATGCACGCAGCCTTGCGAGCCTCAAACACATCCGACGCGACAGGGCCGAGCACCGCGAGAGACGCCTCCGCCGCGACATACGACGCGACGTTGCGCACCGTGACCTTCCCCTTGCGCCAATCGAGGTTTTGTGCGCCTCTGCGTAGATACATGGCCTACTCCTGAACCTGGCATTCGATCTCGTGCCCGATGCAGTCGATCTGCCCCTCGAGCGAGTGAGGCGGGCAGTCGTTGTTTCCTTCGCACGTCGTGACAACCTGACCGCAGCAGTCGAGCTCGCCCGCTGTTGTCGGGCAAGATCCACCGCAGCACATGTCTCCCTCCGAGTACAGCGGGTCGGCGTTGAGAATCCCGAGGCACACCGCCGTCGTGGCTTGGTGTGCGCCGATGATCGGTGGGAACAGATTCGGCACACCGAGTGGAGGGTTCTCAGGCCGACAGGTGTACGGCACGACGTCAGCCCACGAGTTACTCGATACGCGCGCGGGTATCAAGTACGAAAGCACAGAGCGAGCGCACGTTTCCTTGCCGTTGTTCTCGCAGTCCTCACAGGAGCCGCTGAACTGCGGAACGTACTTGTAGTACGCGTACACCATGCGAAGCCCCTCACAGAACGGCTCGACGCCGAACTGTTCACAGTCGCCGCTGCCGTTGCCTGTGTCGTTGCCGTCGCAGAGCGGCTGTCCGCCGCAGCCGACTTCGGGGATCGGGTCGCACTCGGGACACGACGAAGCGCACGAGCAGTTGGTGTAGGTGATGCCCTCACACTTGCACGATGCCGTGCACGGCGTGCAGGTGGGCGGCGGCAGCGGCCAACCACGAATAGCCTCGATGCACGTCGGATCGAAACGACCGCAGCCATGCAGAATGGCTTGCTCCTCGTCGGTGATCCCGAGTTGCACACAGGCGTCGTCGCCGGGGGCGTTCCATCCCGCCCAAATCCAACCGCCCGGGACACCTCGGAAATACACCCACTGGCGATCAGCCCAGTATTCGTAGTCGCCAGCGTCGCCCGCAGTCCACCCGCCCGGGTAGTCGATCATGCACGACGCCTGCAACGTGGTGCCCGAGGCGGTGGCGTCGGCAGCTCGGAGAATCGGCTCGTCGATCTGAGCGGCGAACGGGTGCGTCAGCCGCCGGCGGAAGGGGCCAAGTTCATCCATGTCGCCAACAGCCTCTACACACGCGCCGTAGCCCGCTCCGGGGAATCGCGCGTCGAGGTCGATGAACGCCTGCCGCTGTTCCTCGCGCCAATCACGGGAGTCGAAATATCCGCCGGCGGCCATCTTCGCGAGCGTTGCCTGATCCGGCTGGATGCCCTGCGACGCGAGGTTCCGAACATCGTCAGCCTCGGTGCTCGTGATGAGTCCGCGACCCACGGCGTCCGTGAGATCGAAGTCGAACAGCGGAACGCCGCTGCAAGCGTGAATCCACCACTTCGGAACGAGATCGTCGCCTTGCACCGCCGGCCCGCCTGAGCACGAGTAGTCGCCGGTCACCGGGTCTTTCGTGCAGTCGGGTACGACGATTCGGTACTCGTTGCAGTCCGCCGTGCCTTGCGCGATGCGCCACCATCGCTCGAAGTACACGATGCCGAGAATCTGCCGATCGAGTCGTCCGAGTGTTCCGGAGAGCGCGTTGCCGTTCTTCCAACAGATCACTTCCGGTGCCCACCGCGTGTCGGGGTCTTCCTGATACCGATCCAGTTGGTACTGGCTGTAGACCGAGTTACTGCTCGTTCCGCCACAGGCACAGCCCGAGGTGTTGCCGCCGAATGGTCCACTCGGGTTGCACGACGTGCAGTCGGGGTCATCGCCAAAGCACGCTCGAGTCGGGCACTCCGGGAACGGCGGCAGGATGTTCTTCAGCCCGCGTTGTGGCTGCGGACCGCCGAGGTACTGAACGCGCCAGAACGTGCCGTAATACTGATAGATGGCCTGCACCGGAGGCAGACCCGCGTGCGTCTTTGTCTCACAGATTTCACACCATGTGGGAGGGAATGTCTGCGTTTGCCACAGCACCTCGCGGCGCCCGCTGAATCCGGGACGCTCGCACCACAGAAGCAGGTGATCGCAGGAGTGACAGCACCCCGTGTCGATGGTGCCGCCGCTCAGGCAATCATGCGACGAACAGCCACCACAACAGCAGGATTTCTTGACGCTCATGCACACTCCCCGTCGATCGTGTTTGGCGGATCGAATACATGCCGGCCATTCGTCAGGCGACGCATCTCGACCACCGGATTCCGCTGCACCGATCCGCGCGTGAGTCCGATCGGACGCGGCAAGAACGTCTCGCCAGCGTCGATCTGATACGAAGCGCCCGCGAAGGATGAGGTGTTGTCGGCCTCCATCGCGTTGATCGCGTATCGAGTCGTAGTCGTTCCCGAGCGCCCTCCCGGAACAAGCGCGAACGTGTCGCCCGATCCATACTCGGGCAACATCACCTCTTCCCACGAGTACGCCCATCGGTAACTCGCACCCGATATGAGCGCCGAGCCGGTGATACGCGCGAAAAATCGCAGCGTCGATACACGCGAGAACAGAATGATCGCGCGTTTCGTGCCCGTTCCGGATTCACGCCACACCACGCGAGCGATGCCGTCGCTCACAAGCGAGAGTTTGGTCGCGTCGTTGTTCCGAACTTCGACGCAGCCCGGCAGTACCGTGGTACTCAGAGACTCAACACGGCAAGCCGCAAGCCCGGATACCTGGGCATGCCCGATCCCGTTGTTTGGGATCGCGCCCGCCAACACACCGAAATGCGCGGAGTGTGACGCGCGAGTGGGAATCGTGGCCTGCACCGTCGGACGAAATCGGAACTCGTCGAGATTGTCGGTCGGAGTGAACAGGACATCGCCGAATCCGACGATGTCGCCAGCGTCGAGAGCCGTGCCGGACGAGTTGCGGACACGAACCAATCCCGGCGCAACATTCGGAGAGAGCGAGCGCTGAGAGCTCGACTCCATCTGGGCGATCCGCCGCGCAGATTCGATCATCGCGTTCCACGCGGCAGCACTCGGTGCAAACGGCTCACCGGGCAGTACGCGCTTCAGAGGGTCGCCGGACGTCGACATGGTTCAGATTCCGAGTGACGAGAGATTCGCGTACGGGAACACCTGCACGACGTATGCGTGCTGCGGTCGTTTCACGACGCGCTTCGCCGTCGTGTCCTCCTCCTCAACCGAGTGGACCCACAGGTAATCCCAGCCCTTCTTCGTGACGCCTGTGAACGGGCCGAACGTCGCGCCGCTCACGTTCGGGAGCGCGCTGAACGAGAACGTGATCTCGTAGTCGCCGTTTGCGTTCGACGCGCCGCGAGCACCGAGGAACAGCACCTCGCCCGCGGCGAAGCCCTTGAATGTGGCGTTGTTGACCTTCCCTGTGAGCGAGAAGATCGTCGCCTTGTAGGCCGACGTAAACGAAGCCGCAGCGATCGTGTGCGTCTCGCTGAAGTTATAGACGGGAACAGGCCGCGATATCCCCTGTGGGCCGTCGCTCGTGACGTTGATGCCACCCTTCATGTCGGGGGCAGTACCAGCGCCAGGTGCCGCGTACGAGGCGATCGTCGACAGAGCGAGGAACATCTGCTCGCTGCCGCCTGTCGTGTCGAACTCAAACCGAGGAGAAGCGCCTGCCGCACTCTCAAACCGGTTTGGTTGATATGTCACCGTAACCACGAACGTCGACGCGTCAATCGTTTCGCACGATCGACTTGATCGCGGCATCCCGTTGTAGGTCGATGGCGCCGCAGTCGCCACAGCCGCGAGAGCATCGCTCTCGTCGGTTGCGTCCTTCACGGTGTATCGAAGACGGGCACTCGGGCTTGCGCCCGTCGTGACCTCAGTCCCCTCGAGATTCCATAGCGCCGTCGCTGGCATTCTTCCTCCTTACGACCACACGAGCGCGTCGCGCTGCCGTTTGCCTTGCTCGAGTAGCTTCTGTAGATACTCCGCCGATTTCTTTGTGTGCTCCTCGATTTTCGATCCCGAGTCACCGAACATTCCGCCAAGCGCGGCCGCGTTGAAACCGCCCATCGCCGAGAGGCGAGTCTGAATCTCCGCTTGCGCGGGGGCGAGATCGGGTAGAGCTGGAGCATCGACGCCCGGCAATTCCGGGAGCGCGGGCGCAGATGGCGCGATGTCATCGGGTTCGATCGGACGCGACGCAGGAGACGCGTCTCGACGCGCTTCGCGGGCGCGCTTCGTCAACTCGTCGAGCTCGCGTTGCGCTTGCGATCCGCCGAAATCAATCAGCCCGCCCGATGCACTCAGCGCCGCACCGAAATCCGCGACCGATCCAAGCCCCGGAATCTTCCCGATGATCTTGTAGACCTTCGCCGCGAACGGAATCACCACGCGCGAAACGATTCCCTCGAGTCCTCGCCGGATGGCAACCTCGAGTCCCTGCACCGCGATCTCTCCCGCGAGACTCCAATCATCGGCGGCGATCGCGTCGGTCACTCCCTGCCACGCCGCCACAAGGCCGCTCGCCGTCTCGACGCCGACATCCCACAGCGCGGAGAACGACGCCGCCGCCGCTCCGAGCAGCCCCGTCGCGTACGCGATCGCGGCGCCGAGCGTGAGGACGCCGGCGACCGCGAGGAACACCGGGCCTGTTACCGCTGCCCATGCAGCAGTAGCCGCTGGGACGATTCCCGCGAACGCCGTCGCGACGAGCGAGGACGTTGCCGCCAACGCGCCGAGCACCGTAGACGTAGTTGAGATGAGGACGCCGAACGTCACAAGCCCTGCGCCGACGATGCCGATCGCAGTGCCGACGCCGAGCAGCGCGACGCCCGCTGCCGTGACGCCGAGAACGAGCCCTTGGTTCTCGCGGATGAACTGGATCACGCGGCCGACGAGCCCCTGCATCACCGCGACGAAGGCGTTCGCCACAGGTAGAAGCGCTTCACCAATCGCTACAGCGATGCGGCCGAACTGATCTTGCAGCACCTCGATCTGCGCGCCGAGCGCGTCGGCCGCGTCGGCAGTCTCGCCGCTCAGGCTGAAGCCCATCTCGCGCGCCTTGCGCCGGAACTCGTCGATGCCAGCGCCGCCCGCTTCGAGGACGGGAAGCAACTTGTACGCGCTCTTGCCAAACAACTCCATCGCGAGCGCGAGGCGGTCGGTCGGGTTCTTGACCTTCGACAGCGCGTCGGCGATCTTGAGGAACTGCTCGTCGGCAGAGAGGTCGATCAGTTCGGACGCAGTCAGGCCGAGCCTGCCGAGCGCCTCGGCCGCGCCCTTCGATCCCTGCGCCGCCTCGGAGATGAAGCGGCGCAACTTCACGACCGACTTGGAAAACTCTTCCACGCTCGATCCGGCGTCCTTGAGCGCCATCTCCAGTTCGCTCATCAGCTCGGCCGTCAGGCCCGTCTGCGCAGCGAGGTCGGAGAAGTCGCCCGCGATCTTCGCGAACGCAGCCACGCTCGCAGCCGCCGCGACGACGATCGCACCGCCGAACGCGGTCACAGCCGCGCCGGCCATCGCGACCGCGCTCCCGATCTCCTTCACCTTCTCGCCGAACAACTCCATGCGCTTCTCGGCGCGACGAAGTGGCTCCGTGATTTTGTCGCGCATCGACAACTCGACGTACGCAGCGCCCGCCTTGATTCCGCCTTGCTTAGACATCGCCGCCTCCCCTTACGCTCGTTGACCACATCGGCGCGAGCTTCGGCAGCGAGCGCTCAAGCGCGGGCGCCATGAACGGCCGCTCCGCCACCCTGATCGTGCGCGGCCCGAATATCTCACGGTTGATCCGCGTCGCGCGGTCGGCCTGAGCCTGCGTGCGGATCTTGCCGTACACGACGCGCACGCCGGGGCGGACCTCCTTGCCCCGCTGCGACGCGCGGAGGAACTTGCCCGACGAGTCGCGCTTCACGCCCGCCGCCGCACCGCTCACCACGCGGATCTCGCCGCCGTCGCCGACATTGCGCACCACCGAGTTGTCGATCACCGAGTCGCCGCCGAACTCGAGGACATTCGGAGCGCCCGTGCCCCAATCGAACCTGACAGGCCCGACAACCGCCTCGCTGATTCCGCGCTCGTAATGCGCTTGGATGCCGCGCTTCAGATCACCGCGAACAGAGCGCGGCGCCTGACCCGGTTGCGACGGACTCTTCCGCCGACGGATCGAGTTACGCGCAGCGCGACGCAGGTAGAGCGCGTTGCGCTTCAGCCCCTCGAACTCGATCCGCTCGACCTCAGTCTCGACGATCACGCGATCGAAGAACTTGGATGTGTCGGCCTTCATCGTGAACATCGGCCTACTCCTTCTCCTCCACGAACGAGGGCGGCACGCAGTACCACCCCTCGGGGATCTCGACCCTGTTCTCGCTCAGCACCCACTCGCCGCCGTCAAGGGCGTAGACGCGGGTTCTCGTCTCGGGGCCGATCCGAATCGGGCTCGACTCGGGGACCAAGACTGTTCTGCTGCAACCACTCGCGAATCCGAGCACCGCCGCGGCGCAGCCGATCCCGATCCACAGCAGCATCCACGGCGCGATGCCGTGACTCAGCGCGGCTCTCAAGCCAGCGAAACAGGCCGAGAGCCACGGCCGCGACGATGCGGTCGAGGGCATTCACGCCCCCTTCTTGGCCATGCCGCGAGACACCGTGTATCCGAGCGAGGCCAGAACGGTAGCGGCAAGGCCGAGGATTCGATCGCCGCCCGAGTCTGCCTCAAACACACCGCTTGCCATCGCCGCGCCGACGATCATCGCCGCGACAGAGAGCCAAAATTCCGTGGTCTTATAGCCTGGCTTCATCGTGTTCTCGTCTTTCTACGGCACGAGGCCGCGTTGGTGTTACATGACTTCTCCACCGCGTCGACGCGGCGCTCGAGCTGCGTCACGCGCTCCGAGTGAACTTGCAGAATCCCCTTGATTTCCGCGATCTCGAGACGGATGCCTGAGGCTATCTGCCCGAGCTTCCATCCGACGCCGAGGATGCTTGTGACGACGGTCAGCACTGCGACGACGAGATTCAGGTCGATGCTCATTGCCACGATCCTCCACTCTTCCAGAACGGCTGCGCGGGTTGCCAAGTGCCGCTTACCTTGATGAATACCGTGGCGAGTTCCCACACGCCGCTCACCTTGATAAACGCCTGCGTGCCGACCGGGGGTGCGCCAGACAATGAGAGCAGCGTGAGGAACATTACGCGAGCCCTTCGAGCGCGGCGACGGTGTCCTCCGTTGTCGCGATCTTCGCGTCAAGCGCGGCGACAAGAGCCGAGTCGCCCTGCGACCATGCGTGCTCTCGCTGCCGCGCCAGCGTGGCGAGTTTGTTTCGCGCGAGGTCGAGAAGTTCTTGGATCGTCATCAGATCACCATCATCCTTGCGTGAATAGTGGAGGTGTTCATCAGCATGTGCAGATACGGGATGCTGGTCGCGCCGTCCTTGTAGACGACATCGAAAGCCGTGTCTCCGACGATGGCCGTGCCCTGCCCGACATTCATCGTGGTCATGCCTTCCATGCCGCTCTGGGCGATGTCGTAGCGGAACCATCGGCCTGTGACTTCCTTCGTGCCGTACAGGTAGTCTCCCGCGTAAATCCACTTCGATCCCGTGGTGAA